TGGTGGCGCAATTTTCAACTGGAATATTGGCGCACTTTTCAATTAGTATCTACAGGTAACGACCAAGTATTTGAAGAAAACGGCAAAGAATATCTTGTTTGCCAAGTATGGTATCATTTGGGTAAGATACTTAGTACAGATAATGTTTGATTGTTTAATTTTAAAATTTATTAGCTGAGTCGGTAGTACAAGGAGAAGAATTAACAGAACAATGGGACCGCGCCGTAATATGAACGGTGCAGGGGCTGGTGGTAGATTGGTTGCCAGACGTGGCGGTGAAGCTGGTACAACGCAGTTAGGAAATAGAGACCAAAGACGGTATGACTTACGTGTTGCCTTTGGGGTTCGTGGAGCAAATGGTTCAAATGGTTAGCCTATGAACAAGTATGCCCTTACAATGCAGATAATACGCAGTGTTCGTGATAAAACGGACACTGCTGTGTTGTTTTATTCAGCCGGTGGTAAAGACGGTATAGCTTTATTGGATATGCTTGCAGGTGTATTTGATAAGGTTATATGCTATTATATGTACCTCATACCAAATTTAGACCATGTGCAGCCTTATATCAAATGGGCAGAAAATCATTACAAAAATGTAGAAGTACGCAAAATTAGACATTTTCAGCGTGACTATTACGATTTCTGGGGCTTTTTTCGTGAACCAGATAGTTCTATAAAGCCGAGAAAGATTGGTGAAATAGAACAATTTGTAAGAGAAGAGACAGGCGTCATGTACGGATTCAGCGGAATGAAAGGCGTAGATGGCTATATGAAACGGATGCGTTTAAAGAAGTTTGCTAAAACCGGCTATGTAACAGATAAAGGCATGGTTTATCCTCTTGCATTGTGGACAAACAAAGAAGTGCTTCAATATATTAGGCAAAGTGGATTGATACAACCTTTTATCTATGATGCAAACGCTATAAGTCAAGGATTTACTATTGATTTAAATACGATGCTATTAATGCGTAGTAAATATCCCAATGATTATAAACGCATTTTGAAAGAGTTCCCATATTCCGAAAAATTAATATTCGATTATGAAAGAGAACAAAATAACTCAACCGGAAAGTAGAGAAATACAGCGGAGTGATATAAACTTCGCTAACTACAATCCTCGCAAAATAACACAAGAAGCAAGAAAGAACCTGAAAGCAAACCTAAAGCGTGTAGGGTTGCTTGGTGGTATCGTATGGAATGAGGTTACTGGCAACCTTGTTTCTGGTCATCAACGTATTTCAGTGATAGATGAAGTAAATAAATACAATCCTGACACGAGAACTAATGATTATTTGATTCGTGTTGAAGTAGTTCACATGGACGAAAAAACTGAAAAAGAGCAGAATATCTTTATGAATAACAGAAGCGTACAAGGCGATTTTGATTCAGATATGTTAAAAGATATGCTTGATGGAATTGATTATAGCCTTGCCGGACTGAATGACTTCGATTTGAATATGCTTGGAATTGGTGATTTGGACTTTTCTATTAACGATGATATTTGGAGAAAGGAAGATATATTGGACGATTCATTATCAGCCATAGATGAAGCTACTAAAGAAGGTAAAGAGAATAAAGACATTAACCGTTCCAATAATTTTTATGAGGATTCAAAAGAAAATCAAATTGTACGTCACAATGAAGTGCAAAAGATAAAAGACAGAATTAGCAACCAAAATAGCTTTGAAAAGGATAACGGAATGTTAAGCTATGTCGTGCTGTCTTTTAATAGCCCAACAGAAAGGGCTAATTTCATGAAGATGTTCGGTTATGGATTTGAAGAACGATACATTGATGGAAAAGAATTTATGGATAGAATAGAATTTGGGGTAGAATAATGGCGAACGAACAGAATTTAACGCAGAAAGGCAAACGCATTAGCACAGAGAGAGCGCAGGAACTCGCAAGACTTTCGGCTGAATCGAGAAGACAGAAAAAGGAACTTGTGAAAACCGCAAGAGAGTTTGCCATTGCTGCGTTGAATGCTGAAACTACAGATGATAAAGGTCGGAAATACATTGTAAAGGATGCCATGATAAAAAAACTCATAGCGAAAGCTGTGGGTGATGCGGATTTGAACGCTATAAGGTATTTATTAGAACTTATCGGTGAATCTCCTGCTGATGAAAACCAAAAGATTGCAAATGCTGATATTCCAACAGACATAGAGCATGGCATCAACATTGATTCCTGGATTAAAGACAAGCTAAAATGATAGTACCCCAAGAAATTTACCATCCATTATATGAGGATAAGGAAAAATTTATAATTCTTATCACCGGTGGGCGTGGTAGCGGAAAGTCTTTCAATGCTTCTACCTTTATTGAGCGGTTGACTTTTGAAATGACTCCTGTAGAGAAAATAGTTCATCAGATTCTTTACACCCGTTACACGATGGTTTCTGCCGGTATGTCTATCATCCCCGAAATGATGGAGAAGATAGATTTGGACGGTACCACGAAATATTTCAAGACCACAAAGACGGACATAGTCAATAAGATGACTAAGAGCCGTATCATGTTTCGGGGTATCAAGACTTCTTCCGGAAACCAGACAGCAAAACTGAAATCCATTCAAGGCATTACGACTTTTGTCTGCGATGAAGCGGAAGAGTGGACAAGCGAAGATGAGTTCGACAAGATAATGCTCTCCATTCGCAAGAAGGGTATTCAGAACCGGATTATCATTATAATGAACCCATGCGATTCCAATCACTTCATCTACAAGAAATACATTGAGAAAACTCACAAGCTGGTAGAGATTGACGGTGTGCAGGTTCAGATTTCCACTCATCCGAATGTGCTCCATATCCATACTACGTATTTTGATAACTTGGATAACCTTTCTCCTGAGTTCCTGAAAGAGGTGGAAGATATGAAGGTGAGTAATCCTGAAAAGTATGCTCATGTGGTTATCGGCCGGTGGGCTGACGTTGCAGAAGGTGCTGTGTTCAAGAAGTGGGGAATTGTTGACGAGTTCCCGGCTGAATGCAAAAAAGTTGGCATAGGGCTGGACTTTGGGTATAGCATGGACCCCACAGCGATAGTTAGGTGCGGAATATGGGATAATAGACTATATCTTGACGAAGTAGATTACCGAACCGGATTGCTTTCAACCGATATAGTCAAATCGCTTAGACCCTGGGGCATGAAAACTATTGCCGATAGCGCAGATCCGAGATTGATACAAGAAATCCATAACGGGGGAATAAGGATATATGCCGTCGAAAAAGGTGCTGGATCAATCAATGCAGGAATTGACAAAATGCAAAGTCTTGAAATTTTCGTAACCAAGCGTTCATACAACCTGCAAAATGAGCTGAGGAATTATGTATGGGATAAAGATAAAGACGGAAGGTATATAAACACTCCAGTGGATGCAAACAACCACTGCTTTCGTGGAGACACACTGATTACTACCATAAATGGCGATATTCCTATCAAGGATATTCGGGTCGGGGATTATGTTCTTACACGAAATGGTTATAAAAAAGTGCTTAAGAAACACAATAACGGAGTAAGAAAAGTAATTGAAAAAGAAGTCTTTATAGGCTTTGAAAAACGAACATTTTTTGCTACCTTAGAACATAAATTTAACGCAAACGGAAAATGGAAGAAGTACGGAAAATTAACAAAAGGGGACAAGTTGTTTGTTCTATCGAATTTAACGGGAGAGTGTACAAACGGTATCCAAATGGGAAACACCCCAATTATTACTATTGGAAATTTGGACACGGAAACAAACAGAGCGAGATGCTGCATCATGCCGTTTACAAATTCTATCATGGGGAAATTCCGAATGGAAAGATTATCCACCACATTGACCACAATCCGCTCAATAACTCGATTGAAAACCTTGAAGCGGTTTCAAGAAGTGAACATAATAGGCTACATCCGGAGAAAATTGACAATATTGTCAGAATGGGTCTTAACACAAAAGGCGCATATACAAAATCAAATTGGAATCAAAGAAGAATTAAGGCAATTGCCCGATTACAGAGCGAAGAGAGAGTGTGCGAGCAATGTGGCGGACGATTCACAGCAACAAATGTTCATCAGCGATTTTGCTCAAAGAAATGCCATCACAAATGGCAGTACACCTCGCCTAAATGTACGACAGAAATGGTGTGCCAATACTGCGGAATCACATTCATGGGGAACAAGTATCTTAAGCCCAAATGCTGTTCAAAAGAATGCGCACATAAACTGCAAGCAAGTAACAGACGTAAAAACAATAAGTGAAAGCTATTGCGAGGTATATGATTTGACCATTGAAGGTGAACATGAATATTTTGCTAATGGGGTTCTCGTGCATAATTGTATAGATGCTGTACGTTACTATGTATTGGGTGAGCTTCTTGGTAAGATTCAGAAGCCGAAAGATTTAACAGGAATATTCACACATTAAAAATATAAACTATGCCATTGAATTTAGAAGAAATATTAGCATTGCCTGACATCGGGCAGAAGATAAACTATCTGAAGAAAGGTAGGAAGACTGAACTTCCCGACCGTTGCAAACTTTGGGATGATTGGAATCCGGAACGCCACGAAATCATTGTGGATAAAGAAAAGTATCCGGACAGAAAAGTACTTGATAAGGAATCCGAAAAAGTTTTCGATGAAAAAACTGGTAAGACTTATGAAATCGAAGCAAAGTATAAGACTGAACCGGTGAACCGTATTTCTATTCCATTGGAACAAGATATAGTGAACATTCAAACTGCTTTCACGGTCGGCACAGAACCGTCTATGGATTGCATTCCGACTGATGATGATGAAAAGAAGCTGCTGGATGCGGTAAAGGCTGTATTTAAATCCAACAAAATCAAATACCAAAACAAGAAGATTGTCCGTGCCTGGCTCTCCGAACAAGAAGCGGCAGAATATTGGTATGTTACCGATGATGATTCGTTTTGGGCAAAGTTTTGGAAGAAAGTTAAGACTACGTTCGGTGGCAAGGTCAAGCCCACCAAGAAACTGAAAAGCGTGTTATGGTCTCCATTCAGAGGTGATAAGCTATACCCGTTCTTTAACGACGAAGGTAAAATGATTGCTTTCTCACGTGAGTATAAAAAGAAGCTCATGGATGATTCGGAGGTCACCTGCTTTATGACTATCACGGACAAAATGGTTTATCAATGGGATTTGTCTAAAGGGTATGAAGAAAGAACGCCTTTTGCTCATGGATTCCCAAAACTACCGGTTCTCTATGCTTATCGTCCTGAACCTTATTGCAAGAAGATAAAGACTTTTCGGGTCCGGTTGGAGAAACTATTATCCAATTATGCTGATTGTATAGACTACCATTTTTTCCCACTGCTGAAGCTAATTGGAGATGTAGAGGGTTTCATGGGTAAGGTTAAGGATAGAATGGTCAAACTTACAGGTGAAGGTGCGGATGCCCAGTATCTAACGTGGAATCAGGCAAATGATACCGTAAAATTTGAGGTAGAAACCCTCTTTGAGAAAGCATATTCTATGACGAATACACCACAAATCAGTTTTGAAAAGTTGAGCGGTGCTGGAAATGCCTTGTCCGGAGTGGCTTTCGATTACGTGTTTCTTTCGACACATTTGCAAGTTCAAAATCATGCCGAGGTGATAGGTGAGTTCTTGCAAAGGCGTGTGAACTTCATAGTCTCTGCTTTAGGCTCTATAAATCCATCTGAATTTAACAAAGCATCTGAAACGATAGATATTAGTACAGAAGTTGTTCCGTATCGCCTTGACAATTTAGAAGATAAAGTCAATGTAGCTGTAAAAGCTGTATCGGGTGGTGTATGGTCGCAACGACATGGAGTAATGTTCGCTGGAAATATTGACCGCATCGAAGAAGAAATCGCAGAGATAAAAGAAGAACAAGAAGAAAAAAGAAACGCTGAAATGCAGAAACAAAGCATAAAGAAAGGGGAGTGAAATCACTCCTCTTTGTATCTCCATTGATAGCCCTTGTGCTTCTTTATTTTCCCATTACAGCACATTGAAATGCCCGAATGGTGCGCACCAGTTGCGCGTGTCGCTTCATTCAAACTATCAAATGAATTTATAATTTTGCCGTCTTTTAATTGTAGAACAGCTCGTGAATTATGGTGGTTTTTGCCAGTCTTTTGCTTTCTACCAAGAACCCTATATGCGTGTAGTAAGTTTTCACCATCAGTAACCCATTCAAGATTAGTAACGCAATTATTGGTTTTATCACCGTCTATGTGGTTTACTTGTGGTAGGTTTTGCGGATTAGGTATAAAAGCATTTGCGACCAAGCGATGAACTTTAAATATGCGCTTTCTGCACCATACATTCAAATACCCCTTTTTGCTTTTTATGGGTATTAAAATGCGTCCATCTCTAAACCAATATCCTTTACCGTTCCAGCATTTCTTTGGCAAGGATTTTACCCTACCTAAATTTGATACTTGATAATCGTCTTCGTACCCTTCAATGTCTTTCCAAATTTCGTCCATACTTATTTCATTTAAGAGTGAATAATAAAGGCAGCCTTTAAAGTCGTGCAAAGACTGCCTTTGGATAATCGTGTTAAGAACTACACTGCAAGCATATCAATACACGCAGCATGGTGATTCACGCCCCTATAATGCTGAGAAAACTCTCTAAATTGGTCTAACAACCCCATCTGTATGATAAAAGAATATAATTCATTCTTAGCTTCTTTCTCAATATCAAACCGCTTTTGTACTTCACTTAAAAAGTCGCTGAATACTGGTATTGAATGTGTATTTGAGCATTCAATCTCAACTGTTGCCATACTTTTCTTTTTCATTGTCATGCGATTTTAATAAGGTTACACTTCTTGAAACATCTGTATTCTTCTTTCTCTGTGTCCCAATACACTTGCAGATTATCATTCGGCTTTCTGCCAGTACCTTTCGTTTCACCGATAAGATTCTCTTTGAGAGTACCAAAGGCTTGACGTAACGTGCCGTCTGTCTTTTTGAAGTAGAACTCTACTATCTTTACTTTCAAAGCCGCTTTCAGCTTCAAATTAGCCCATGCGCATTTTAACGCTTCACTCATTGAATAACCGTTCTTGCGAACAAACTGCCATGCTAAACTCATTACCTCTTTCATCTGACTTTTAAATTTTGTGCTCATACTCTTATATGTTTTAAATTATACTTTTAGTTATCATTTTGATATTGCAAAGCAAACTATAAGTATTCAATTGGCAAAATATAGATAGTTAATAAACTATAAAAAGAATACTTTTAGTTGTCTTATTTAGCTAATATGAAAACTTTGAGTAACTTTGCCATAAATAATGGGAGTAAACTAAATATATACATATATGAGATTTAGAATTTTAGAACTATGTAAAGAGGCAGGAATCAATCAAACTGAACTCGCTGAAAAAATAGGCTTGTCACGAGTTGGGCTATCAAAAGCAATTAATGGCAACCCCACTATTGGTACATTGGAAAAAATCGCCGATGCTTTGGGTGTCCCAGTAACTGAACTATTTGAAAAGTCAAACACTGGAGATATAGTAGGCTTCGTAAAGGTAGGCGATATCGTACATGAGGTGAAGTCTGCGGAAGATGTGAAGAATTTAGCAAGTAATTTAAAAGTGCAATAATATGAAAGTACAATGTGGAAAATATGAATTATTAGATTCTATTTTTGTTACGCAAGTTGAAGGAAAACCTATAGATATCACTTTAGAAGATCCAAGTGATAAGGATTTATATATTTCCTTTGCTTTTGAAACCAATAAAGATGAAAAGGAGGGCTTGTTGAAATTTAATATTGAATCTGGCGTAAAGCTACAAATTAAGTTGATAAATTTTATAGGTTCTTTTGGTGGAGGAAATAGTGAAGCTATATTTATTGGTAACTTTAGAAAAAAACAATTATTTTTGAATTATAGAGTTTTTGATTTGTTGGGCTGTGAAAACAAAAGTTTATTAATTAATTTCTATTTGTTAGAAATGGAGGAACAAAATGGAAAATAAGTTTTTACCCCAAGAAAATGGATTTATTTCTAATGTCTGTTCTAATACAAAATCAGATGTAATAATTATCACCGAAGATAAATTAAGGTTGATATTTGGCAAGTTTGTAAATAGAATAAAGAAAACTAGAGATTGGATTAGCTATGCTGGTATATCTGTAACAATTTTATTAAGTCTATTAACTTGCAATTTCGATAAAGACTTTTTAGGGGTATCACATGATATTTGGTATGCTGTTTTTGTATTTGGTTTTATTTCGTCTGCCATAATGCTAATTGTTTCAGTGATAAATTGTTTGCGATCACGTAACTTAACAGATAAAATGATAATTGAAATCAAAAACGAAAAGGCTGATTGATGATTTGAATGATAAGGTGACTACTGCCGTTTCCGCTGTCAGTGGTGGCATCTGGTCAACGCGTGAGGGAATCATGTTTGCCGGAAATGCTGATAGGGTAGAAGAGGAACTTGCAGAAATCAAAGAGGAACAAGCAGCAAAGAATAACAATGCAGCGTCTCCTAACTCCAAAGGATAATTCATTACTTCATGTTCTTATCGTACTATTGAGCGGAGCTAATTTAGTTCCGCTTTTTTATTGCTAAATTCTATATTATAGAATATATTTCTTGGGAAAATTTTATAATTCAAAATTAATTCATATTTTTGCATCAAATAAATGAGATATGAGAATTGTATCACATAAAAAATTGAAAGAGTTCTACGAGACGAAAGGCTATGAAGATTCACGCATAGCTTTAGAACGTTGGTATGATATAGCGGAAAAAGCTGAATGGAAGAACCTATCAGACATTAAAGTGGATTTTCTTTCAGTTGATTATGTAGGTAACCAACACTATGTATTCAATATCAGAGGCAACAACTATCGGTTGGTTGTCGTTGTTAAGTTTACAATTGGGTATGTCTTCATTCGCTGGGTTGGTACTCATAAAGATTACGATAAGATAGATTGTTCAACCATTTAAGAGATAGAAGTATGAATAAAGTAACGAAAGAACAGTATGAATTTGCTTTGGCGAGAGTGGAGGAACTTCTGCCATTGGTTGATGATAATACCCCTGCAAACGATAAGAATGCGGTGGAACTTACAGTTATGTCCGACATTGTGATAGCATACGAAAAAGAACATTATCCGATAGAAAAACCGACCGTTGCGGAATTGATAGAGCTATCCCTTGAAGAGAAAGGGATGAGCCAAAAGCAACTTGCTGGTGAGATTGGAATAAGTCCATCGCGTGTGAATGACTATATTTCTGGACGTTCGGAACCGACCCTCAAAATTGCGAGGTTGCTATGTCGAGTGCTGAATATACCTCCAGCCGCGATGTTGGGTTTCTGATTAGTTCATAAGAAGAATATTTAGGCGTGATTCATTCGGTTTCACGCCTTTTTTATACCATTTTACGACAATCGTTTCATTGTCGTGTATCACCTATCTGATAATTTTTCACCTTCTTTATAAATAACGAAATTTACCGTAGAAATTTATAAATCAAATTCATACGGTATGACAATCTTAGAACAAATCTTGGCAGGGCTACAACAGAAATTCGCTGGGGTGGACACTGCTATTCTTACCCGCATTGCCACCAAAAAGGCAGAGGGTGTAACGGACGAGACAAAAGTAAACTCCATTGTTGAGGGTATCAGTTTTTCGGACGTGCTTAATTCCTATGGTGATTTCCGTGCCGGGGATGCTTCAAAAACGGCAGTGACTAACTACGAGAAGAGGCATAACCTTAAAGACGGTAAGCCAATCGAGACTACCACAACCACCAAAACGGAAGAGAATAAAGACGATGTGCCTGCATGGGCGCAAGCTTTAATTGACTCCAACAAGAACCTTTCTGATAAGCTAACACAGTTAGAAACGGAAAAGGCTCAAACAACACGTAGCCAGCAGATTTTGGCAAAGGCAAAGGAGTATGGTATTCCCGAAAACTACGCCAAACGATGCGCCATTAAGGACGATGAGGACTTGGACGCATACTTCAAGGACTTGAAGCAGGAGTTTGCGAATGACGGCTTTAAGGGTGTAGTTCCTCCAGATACAGCAAAAAAAGAACTGGAGAATGAGACTCAGTCGTTTGCGAAAATGATTGCAGACGACACTAAAGAAATTGTAGAACAACAAAAACAGTGATTTTATGGCAGCAGGATTTAAGTATAATCTTGAACCGGAAGTTGAGCAGGAAGAACGCTACGACGTAGAAACCGGACGCAGACGCAGAGGTCCGTATAAGTTGGACACAACCAACCTCGTTGTCGGCTCGTACTTGCCCTCATTCACACCGATTGCAGCTGACTTGGTGAAGAAAACATCCCAAGTGGCTATCCGTGTGGAAGTATATGAGAAGTTTACGACAGGCTCCAATACCACATTGAAAATCAAGAAACGTTCTTTGGCTTACAAAGGTATGCACTTGGGTAACGGTGCGCATGGAGCGACAATCAACGCTATTGACAAGGCTGACAAAGCTTTTGATAAGCTGACGTTAGCGGCAGACTTTGGAGAAAATCTAGAAGCTGGAACAGTTCTTTACGAAGCGACAGCCGCAGACGGCACAACGCCCAAAGTTATCGCAAATTCAGCTCTGTATGAAAGGAAGCAGGTAGAGGATGGCATAGTATTGATTTCCCTTTTGGTGCGTGCGTTTGAAATCGAACCGACCAAGCTGGTAATGCCTTTCGCAGATATTGACAAGGCGAATATGCCGCACTTCCAGTTTAACGCTTTGGATGTCAAACAAGAAAAAGAAGCCGTATCTATTCCTAAGGCTTCTTCTAGTCAGGACGGTTTGATGAGTAAGGAAGATAAAGCCAAATTGGATGGGGTTGCAGCACAAGCTAACAAGTATACTTTAACAGCAGCTACGACTTCTGCTCTTGGAGGTGTAAAGCAGGCAGCCAAAGTGAATGATGCATCTGGTACTGTGTCGGTAGAAAACTTTAACGGATTATTGACAGCGTTGAAAAACGCAGGTATAATGGCAAAATAAAGAAAGGAGGACTAATATATGATGCTAACTATTCATACATTGTTTAATGACCCGAACATTGTAAATGCAGTGATTCAGCGTGTCCTCAAGACAAGAAAGGACACAATTTATTGGCAGCAGTATTTGGGCTTCCGTAGGACTACTACTCGTGTATTTAAAGACTACATCGGTCAGGTTACTGGCGTGATGGCTGGTTCCATCAACTCCCGTTATGGTGAAAAGCCTATCCGTGAACGTAGGAATATTGGTTCGGGATATGGCGAAATCGCCTATTTGGGTGATAGATACCAAATCTCAATCGACCGCTTGTCTGATTTACAGGACTTGATAGACAAGTATAATGCTGCCAAACCGGAAGACCAGAAGGCTGCCATGCGTGACATCGTGGACTTCATCTATGACGATTACCGTCAGGTATTGCTGGCACCACACAAGCGTATGGACATTATCGTAGGCTCTCTGTTGATGACTGGAGCAGCAAGCGTGAAGAACAAGGACGACAATGCCGGAGGAATTGACTTATTGAACATCGACTTGCCGTTCAAGTTTATCAAGCCGGACACAGAGGATAAAGACTATTTCGTCACTTACTTGCAGCAGAAACTGAATGAGCTGAAATCTATTTACGGCACATTCCCCAAGATGATTATGAGCCGTGGCACATTCATCAAGAATATTATCGGTTCAAGTGAATTTGGAGATAAGTTCAAAATGCAGCTTACAGGCAATGAAATGTATATGTCTACCGGGCTTATCACCTCGCAACTGTGTAGATACTAATTGAAAAGTGCGCCAATATTCCAGTTGAAAATTGCGCCACCAT